GACACAGCTTCAACGGCGTCGTATTTGAAGAAACGCCCGTTTTTTCGACAGAGGTAGAGGTCGGATGCCATAATTTCGGAGAATATCACTTGCGCGGGTGAGGGCAAGTTGTTAATGTTGGGGCGAATTCAAATAGGTTCTCTCATTGCAGGAGTGATCCGACCAACCGGGAGAACCCGCTTAGGCCGACTGCTGCAATCAGTCGGCCTTTTGCGTTTCGGGTAACGCTATTGCGCCTGACAGAAGCTATCTAATCCCCATAAATCCCGAGCAGGGAACAATGTAAGGTGGATGGCGGCGATAGCAAAACGCTTGATGTGGTGGACTTCTGTGAAAGCGGAAAAGACGCCATTTAAAGACCCGGCTACCGCAGAGCGATGAAATGCCCGCTGCGGATACCATGTCCCAGCATGGTAAAAGGTTTGCGCGAGCGCCGAAGTGTTGTGGCTCCTCTGGATTGAGGAGGGATTGAGCCTCCAGCCCACGTTAGCACGGTAGGCAGTGTTCGGACTTCTCAGCTTCCAGTTGAAAGACTTAATGCTTTTCGCCCCGCAAGGGGCGAGCTGTGCCCGTTTCCTAACTCGCAATCCGTTGAAAGTTGTAACTATGCCAGTCTGCTACCACGATCCACACAACCTGACACCACGATACATGAAGCCACTACGCGCTCAGAACGACGCGTTAAAATCGGCTTACATGCGTGAAATGAAGGCTAAAAACATCGCAAAAGCAAAACACAACCCAAATGAGAACTGGCTTATGGCCAAACTGGCAACTACTGGTTATAAATGGAGCCGTCAATGCACTTGGGGCTTTCGCATTTTTGACTTTTGGTGTCACGAACTTGGCATCGCAGTTGAATCTGATGGGCCTGAGCACGTTGCCGCATACGATTCATACCGAGACGAATACAATCTTAGGCGCAGCGGTATTATTGTTTTGCACGTTCGGAATAAAAACGAGAGTGATTTTTTGGAAGCTCTACAGCTAATTAAATCGTCTGAAACATGGAAAGAAAGACGTGATCGAATGGGCCTTAATTCTCATACAAAGAAAGGAAAAAGAAAATGGGTAGCTCAGCCTCCGTCAGAACTAGAGCTTTTTGACACTAAAAATTACTGATTAAAACATGAAACACTTCTCCCTCTCCACAATGAGCGATGCCGCCCTCCGGCAACTACTCCAATCCACTAACGCCAACCTGCGAATCTCCGCCGCCGAGATTTTGGCCATGCGTAATTGCGAGGTGCCTGAGGTTGGTAAAAGGCAAGACTTGCCAAAGTTGGTGAATACAACACCCCTTGACCACCCCTCCGAATAAGCGTAAGGTTGAGGATATGACACCCTACTCCTGCCCCAAGCGCAAAGCCGATCTAACCGGCAAAGAGATACCGGAAAAGTCACGGCACCTGTTCGGCAACGCCACGCACTTCTCGAAGGTGATTGGCGAAATCCGAAACGACCGTCATTGGAGCTGGCATTGCCCGTTTTGTAACCATGAGTGGAAGTGATGCCTGACCTCTGCCCCACCTGCCACAATGCCGGACGTTCCTTGTGGAACAATTCCTGCCTCTGCACGGGTGATGCAATGCTGCCAACGGTCTTTCATGCTTGGTCCGCAAAGAACCGCGTGCCCTACAACATCCCGCAGCCTAAAATTGAGGCTCCAAAAGTGGTTGTCAGCAAGCCGAAGATGGTGTTTGGTCAGGGGATACCGAAGAAGATATGACCTACGAAGAACAAACCCTAGAAGACGCCATCATCGAAGGACTTCACGAATCCGTGTTTGAACCTGAAAGGGCGTCACGTTTGATCCGGCGCAATCTCGACCAAGGCATCGCCTGCAAATACGTCGTTGACTTTTACAAGACCGAGGCTGGAATGATCGTCATGGAGACAAATCTGCACACCAAGGTTGAGCCTAAGAAGCTGGGGAGGAGGGTGGTGGTGTGACGCAACGCCAACCTAAATCAAAACGAAGTAATAATGCCCCACACTTGGATTAAAAACCAATCAGACGCGGTTGTTCATTGGGTGAACTCCACTTCATGCCCCATGCTTGTATCGACCGAGGATGGTGGGATTCTTTGGGTTAACCAGTCTTTTGAAAGGCTGCTGGGTTGGTCTGCGGTTGAGCTTGTGGGCCACGGCCAAACTAAGGGGAAGAAATGGACCGAGCTGACGGTGGAAACCGAAGACCTTGCCCACGATCAAGAGTTGCTTCGCGGCGTGGTGGTTGGCGATAGAAACGAATACTACCTGCACAAGCAATATCGCTCCAAAAGCGGCGAGGCCATCCATGTTATGATCCATGTCCTTCGCTGGCCCACGCAAGGCGAAATCAAGTGCTATCTTGTCACGGTGTCACCACTTAATCGTGGCAATGAATACCTTGTGGGTGAAATTTCAGCCCTCAAAACAATGATTTCCAAGACTCTTTTGACACCAAAAGAGACAACGATGGAAAAACATCTGAAATGGGCGAGCGCAAACAAGGTATTGGCTGGGATGCTTTATCTTTTCGCGGCATACTTGCTTTTTGGAGAGCGAGTCATTTTGGCTGCTCGCGAAATTAAAAGCCTTTTTCTCCAGCCGTGATTGCAATTACCGAGGCGAGCTACCTCATCTCCTCCACCCATCGAACCATAATTGGCGTCACGCCGGGATTGTCGCCATCGTGCATTGAGCAGCCTTTGCCGCACTCGATAAACCACACGCCGTCAAAGCTAATCTTGGGCCGCTCCTTGTGCTGGCGGCAGACGGGAGCGGTTTTGTTGAAGTCTTGCATGAGGTGCTCGATTGGGGTCATTTCTTGATTTCAGCGGGAAATCCACACGCAACGCGAAGCTGTCCCATTGGGAATGCCGGACCCGGATCAACCTTGCGATCTGGAGCGATGTCGTCGTGACCAATCACGTCATCAAGATTGTAGCGTTTGACGAGGGCTTGGGCCAGCTCTGTGCAGGCTTTGATTTGAGCCTCGGGATACGCCTCCCATTCCGTAACAGGTCCGCCGTTCTTGTGGCGAGCTTTTACCAGCGGCAATTTAGTCCACCTAGAAGCCAGTTTAGCATCATCGCCAGCGTTTGCCAGTTCGATACCAATCGAGCAGCTATTGAGGCCGTTAAAACCCTTCCATTTCGATTTGCCAGCGTGCCCACAAACCGTGTTGAATGGGCGACACTGGATGATGGAGCCATCACGGTCGATAACGATGTGAGCGGAAGCGCCTTTTGCGGCTGGCGTCTTCCAGAAATTGACGGAGGACTGTGCGGTTGCTCCTGATGTAAAATGTATGACAAGGAAGCGCCGGATGGGCATCGGTGAGCCGCCCGCAATCACGTCACGCTTCACGCCTTCAAGCCAGTGGTCTTTAGTGATGTTCATAACTTCGGATTCTTGATGATTATCAGCCCCCAAATCACAAGCACAACTGCGGTAAACAGTAGTCCGGCAAACATCGAGGGCGAGAAATCGGCGATCATTTTGGGTTCAAGGATTCCATCACGCGCTTCATGTAAAGGTCTGCCGAATACCACCGCTCGTCCACCTGCGCCTTGTAAACGCCGTTCTTGGCCTGAATGGTCGTTCCGGCCTCAATCTCCAGCGTGTCGGGACTGTAAAGTTGCATTGAGTTGGCGACGGTAGGCGAGGTTTGAGCGCAGCCTGTCAGCGATGCTACGATCAAGAGGAGTGCCTTTGTTTTCATGGTCGAGGATTTGTTCGGTTAGCTGCTCGCATTCCTTGGTCGATTGCCACTGGAGCCACAAAGGAAAAGCCTTCGCCGCTTGGGCAAAGGCTTCGAGAGCGGCAGTGATGGCGGCTAGAATGGTCATTCCGGCTTCTTGTCGGTGACGTTAAGGCCAACGTGGCGAAGCATCCCGATGATCTTTTCGAGAATGGTGTCATCCTTTGGAGTCGGAGTGAGCTTCACGATGATGCGAGCACCGCCCATGATGAGGCCGATTGCAGCGCCGATTTCAACCCAGTGAGAAGAGATGTAAGTGATAATACTCATGGTGAGGTAACCTTACGTTTATGATTTTGCTGTGTCAAGTCGTCGTTTTTGGAAGCCTTTGAGGCTCCCTTCAGGGCATCAAGTGACAGGTTTTGGAAATCCCTGAGGGAATTCTTCTGATCCTCTTGAAGGTCTTTGATTCCCCTTTCAATATCTTTGAGCAGCTTTGTAAGCTCGTCCAAACAATCAGCAAACCTGTTCATTGTAGAAAGACCTTTGCCCCACACCGCCCGGAGTATCAGGGCGATAAAAGTAGCTAGGGCGACAATGAACAAGATCAACACAACATGCAGAGGTTGGAGGGCAAGTTCCTCCGGTGAAATCGCGGCGATTTTAGCATAACACCCGTAAGCTGTCGTGGCAATTATACCTAACCCTGAGATAAGAGCACCGGCAATTTGGTATGCCAAGGCTACGGGCAGGTCAAAATGCTGGGTATCGAGGGGGATTTTCATGGCGTGACGATTTGCTCCTTTCTGGATTCTGTAATAATTCCTAGCTCAACCAGTTTGTCCAGTCCAGCTTGAACACGGGGATCATCAGCGTGAACCTCAGAAAACCAAGTGGTGAGTTCAAGCCTTAAAGCCGCAACGGTGGGATCAACAGACAATGCAATCGCAGCTTTTTGCTGCATCGTGAACTCGCCCATGAAGGCTTGGACGTTCTCCCATTTTTTTGGACCTATCGGAGGCTGATAGTAGCTGAAACCAGCAGCAAGAGCATCGGTTTCGATCATTTCGTTGTCTTGGAGAATATAATCGTCTTTCGCCAAGGAGACGTTGGTGATAAAACCGTTCGTGATGTAAGCGATGCGTTGCATTAGACAAATGTGATAATTAGTGCGTAACCAGATGCTCCGTCGCCGCCTTTGCCTGAGTTTCCAGTATCATCAACAGCAGCGCCGCCGCCTCCACCACTAGAGCCATAGCCTCCACCGTCTCCTCCCGCTCCTGCATTTCCAGAAATGCTGCTACCTCCTCCTCCACCGCCGGTTCCAATGCCTCTAGCCGAGTTTCCGTTTCCGCCGTTTCCGCCGATGCTTCCTGCTGTTCCACCTAAAATATTTCCTATATTTGTGTTTCCAAGCGTGGTGCCAGCACCTCCAACAGACGCGGCATTTCCAGATGTAATTCCTCCGCCGCTTCCTCCGGGTGATGGCAAGTTGTTAGTGTAAGAGGTAAGACTTCCAGCCCCCCCAGTTGTTGAAGCCGCAACTCCATTTATTTGAGTTGTTACAGTTATACCAATCCATGATCCATTGCTAACTCCAGTTCCAGCAGAACCAGTTGCATTTGTCCCACCACCGCCACCATTCCCACCTTTTGCAGTGCTGGATGCAAACGTTGTTTCTCCACCATTGCCTCCCGGATTTCCATTAGTGCTGTTAGTAGTGATTGCCGAGCCTCCCAAGCCACCTGCGCCAACGGTAACTCCGGCAGTTGATCCAAAATCTGTTGTTAGCGCCCAAATTTCCACAACATTTGCAGCAGCTCCAGAGCCTCCACCACAGCGCACCGAGCCAGCGGCACCCTTACGACCGCTGCCGCCACCGCCGCCACCGCCGACAAGTTTCACAAAAACACGCTTTGCCGTGCTTGGACTTGGATTTGTCCAAGTATCATTAGAAGTGTAGAGCTTGACATCGACATTGGAGCTTCCGCCCGAGGCAGAAAGTGTCGTCCCGCTCATGGAAAGGCCGGAGCCAAGGGTGATTTCCTGAAAATCGCCAGCGCCAGATGCCGAGCCACGCCCAAGAATCTTTGAGGCTGCGGATGCCTGCGCCAGATTTGACAGCGGCAAATCGCCAGTCACATCGGTTGTCAGGTCAATCAGGCCGCGAGTAATCGTTTGCCCGCTGATGGTGATGTAGTCAGGGGTGCCGGAAAGAGTAACGTCCCCTGAATTGCTACCCGAGAGAGTTCCGCTTGCTCCGTCCGCAATAGTAATTCCGCTATTTTGAATCAACTTGCCGGTTGTGGAATCAAACCGGACAATCGCATTGTCGGTGGCGGATGCAGGACCAACCACATCGCCAGAACCGCTAGCCGTTGAGTTGATCGTGATGGAGTCCGTGGAGGCGTCAGTTGTGATTGTAATGTTGCTTCCAGCCACCAATGTTAAAGTATCGCTGGTGGAGTCTGCAACCACGTTGCTTTGGCCGCTTACCGCAAAGGTGGAAAAGACGTTTTGATCGCCAGAGTTCGTCCCGCTCAGATTGAGTGTGGACTTCATCGTGGCGACATTGACGCCTAGCTGGATGGTTCCGCTAGTGGTGATAGGGGAGCCAGAATCAACCTCAATTCCATCGGTTCCACTGATCGCCACGCTGGTTACGGTTCCGGTTCCGCCAACTGAGATAAGCTCGAAGTCCGTTTCGCCACCATTGACAGCCACGACCTTTCCTGCGTTGCCCGAGTAGGACAAGGCTGCGAGGGAGGTAAGCTGCGCGTCACTCGCCTGTTTGGCGTTCAACTGCGTCTGGATGGCGGAAGTAACACCCTTGACGTAAGAAAGCTCGGTGAGGGATGGATATGTAGCCGTGGAAAGGGATTCCAGCGTCTTACTTGCACCGAATCCGGCAATCGTGGAGGCGGTTGAGGCATCGAAGTTGTGCGAGCCATACCAAGTCACGTTGGCGGTGTTGGCTGTGCCGAAACTGCCGATGTCGGTTCCGTTGGAGGCTTCGATGGTGAAACCGCCCGAATTGGATGCCTGAAGCAGCGAAACAGGTGTGTAGGGAGCGTTGCCATTGATGGTTCCAATGGTGTTTGCGAGGCCATCAATCACGGAGCCAGCGTTATCGAGGGCGTAAAGTGAGCCAGAGCTTGCTAGGCGGCAGTTGGTGATAAAGGCCGTGTTGCCAGAAGCGACTTTAAGACCACCGCGATTACCGGAATTGGTATATGGAATAATCTCACACTCAACAAACCTTGCGTTGCTTGAGGATGCCAACTCGCACGCATAATAAGAAACTGGCCCAAAGAACCTTGTCTGACTAAATCCAACATCAGAGCTTGATGTGACATGGCATGAGGAATTTCCACTTTCGTCAATAATACCACCAGACCATTTGAAGGTAATGCCTGTATTCGAGGCTCCGTTAACGGAGTCCACCAGCAGACCATAGTAAGCATGATTGCCGGTGTAGCAATCCTCGAAGTAATAGCTGCCGCCACTGGCCCAAACCCCCAAGTAGCCACCGCCCTCCGCATAGAGACGGAAACAATGAAGCCTTGTTCCAGTGAGGAGTGCCATTGATGTCAATCCCTTAACATGCTCAATCCTGACATCTTCGATGAGTGTTCTATCGCCAGCATCAGAAATAACATGGTAGTCCGATCCAGACCAGATATAGTAACAACCATCAACCGAAATACCATATACTTGAGCATCACGACATGACCCATTAGCTCGATAAAAGATACCAGTAACAATGGTGGTGCTGGCAAAATCGTAGTCCGGTGTTGGATAGAAAATAGTCGAACCGCTGCCATCGCCAATCACGCCAGAAGCCTTGCCAACAGATGCCCGGTTAGCGTCGAACGGAAGTTCGGAAAAGATGTATCCGCCAGCCGGAACGTGAACGTGCTCGCCGGTCGCTTTTGCCGCTGTCATTGCGGCTTGGAGGGAGGCGGTGTCATCCGTTCCCCAAATAAGGCTAATGCCAGTATATGAACCCGCCGCAGGATCGGTAGTGGTGATTTGCGTTGGAGAAACGTAAGCCGCCACCGTGGTTTGGGAAAGGCGGGCGGCTCCACTAGATGTCTCGACGCCCCAAATTACCTTTCCAACCGCATCTGCGGTGAATTTACCTGATGCGCTAGTGACAGTAGTTGTTCCGTTCAGAACTGCATCCGTGACTTTCAGAGCATCGCCAGTCGCGCCGTAGTTTTTGACGTTGATGCCCTCAAAAGGTTCGAGGTTGTCGCCAAACGAGCCTCCGTCCGCAATCAGCTTTCCGGTCGTTCCGTCGAAAACAGCCAAGTCGCCATTCACAGCCGAAGCCGGGCCAATCACGTCTCCTGTATAGGCATCCGTGGCATTGATCGTAATGCTGTCGGTGCTGGCATCCGTAGTGATTGTGACGTTGGTTCCCGCAACAAGGCTGAGGGTGTCGGCTGTCGAATCAGCGACCACGTTGCTCTGTCCTGATACCGCAAATGTGGAGAAAACATTCTGGTCGCCGGTATTCGTGCCAGCGAGGTCGAGCGTGGTTTTCATCGTCGCCGCGTCCACGCCAAGCTGAATCGTGCCAGAGGTCGTGATGGGCGAACCTGAGTCCACCTGAATGCCGTCTGTGCCCGAGATAGCTACGCTGGTGACTGTGCCTGAGCCTCCGCCAGAACCGTTTGCAGCGGCAGTGATGCGGCCCTTGGAGTCCACCGTGATATTTGCGGATGTGTAAGCGCCGGGAGTGACGGCAGTGTTTGCCAGCGTCAAAGCCCCGGTGTTTGCCAAGGTGGCATCGCCCGAGACGGATTTGTTCTCGAATACCGTTCCAGCCGCGTTTGCCACAAGGATTTGACCAGAAGAAAGGCTGGTGATCGTCACGCCTTCGTCGTCCTTGATGTTGCTGCCAAGAGTGGGTCGGATGAAAAAAGTCCCGTTGCTCGCGTGGGCACTTACAACCGCCAGCACTTGAATGTGTGGATTCGGTGCCGCTGGCTGGGTTTTGGTCAGGTATCCAGTCGTCGTGGATGCGTAGATGATTTCTCCGTCAGACCAAGACTCGCCGTAGTTGCCGCCGTTGGTCTGGATGCCGCGAAGTTTGCCGAAGGAGATGACAAAGCCTTCCTCGCCGTTGCTCAGGTCTTCGGCGGTGAGGCCCATGAAGTAGGTGGATGGACCCGTGCCATTCCACGGCTGCACAAGCAGCTTGCCGCTGTTGCCGTCGGTTCCGCTGAACATGACGGGGACGCCCTTGGCGATGGTCGATCCGGTGCTGTTTTTGACGTGGTAAACGACGTGCTCGCCAACATGGAGGGCGAATCCGTTAAGCTGAATATCCAGCGTTTCCTCGCCCGCATTCCACATCATCTGGCCTTGAGATGACAGCGAGCCAGTTGGCGTCGTGTCCATCGCGATGCTGTTCACGTTGGCTAGGTCGCCCGTGTCAGACTCGGTGATTTGCCCGTTTTGAACCAGTTTTCCAGTAGTTCCATCAAAGCGAACCAGAGCATTGTCTGTTGAGGACGATGGGCCAACGACATCTCCACTTCCGGTCGCGGTAATGGTGGTGTCAGTAATAGACAGGCCACTACCAACAGTTAGCGATGTGAGTTTGCTTTGAGATTCATCCCAAAACACCAGTTTGTCAGAGCCTTGATCGTCTGCCGAGATGTCCTGACCAGTGATGGTAAGGATGTCCGTAACCGTTGAGTCCAGCGTAACATCCCCGCTATTAGTGCCAGAAAGAGTGCCAGACGCGCCATCAGCAATCGTGATGCCTGAGTTTTGGATAACTTTCCCGGTCGTTCCATCGAAGCGAGCGATGGCGTTATCCGTGGATGATGCAGGCCCATAAACGTCACCAGAAGTGGTCCCAACGGGATTGTAGCTGATGTCCACTGTCACATCCCCATCTTGGGTGACGTAAACGGTGGGCTTGCTTGCTGGCGTCGTTACGTTGACGGTCGTGCTCATCAGGCTGGGAGGGAGTATTGTGGGAGAACTTGCATGGAGCCTTGGAGGTAGGTTTGAATGCCTCCATTGCTGTCGGTGACTCGGAATTGCCAGACGTAGGTTCCTGCATTGAGGGCTAATGTTTGCGCCGGAATGGTGAAAATCCAGTTCGTGTCGTCACTGATGACAATCTCACCATCGCCTGAACTGAGTTGTTTGACCACCTGAATGTCGGACGCCTGCCTCTTAATGGCAAAGATGGCGCTATCAGCCGTATAGGATGGCGCTGGCGTAACGGTGATCGTAGGAATCCCGCCCCAAGTGTCGCCTTGGACGTAAGCCAGATTGGCATCAAGTTGAGCGGATGTTCCGGGGATCATGGCGTCTGAGCAAGAATGGCTAGGTAGATGTTATACAGGATGGTGTTCACATCCACTGGAGGCGGAACTGGGAGCGTCTGTGTGATGCCAGCCATAAAGCTAAGATTGAACATCTCCCTGAGCCGCTCGAAGAATTGCGTAATACAACGTCTGAGGGCTGACAGGAGGCGGTGGTTTGGTCAGCGGATCATAGGTGATCGTGCCGGGGTGATTGAGATTGACCAGCGCAACGCGGATGGCATTCAGCAAGTGCTGCGTGTCAACCGGAGGTGGTGTTAAGAGGGTTTGTGATTCGCCGGGCATAAGGTTACTTGGCAAAGAGTCCCATTTCTTCGGCTCGCTTCATGGCGGATTCAATATCCGTCATACCAGCTTCAGGAGTCTCACCTTCTTCCTCGACTTCCATCTCCATCTCCATTTCGGGAGCTTCGATGGCAGAACCGTCGATTTCGGTCAAGGTAACATTGCCGTCGTCATCGACAGTGAAGGTACCAACGGCAGAAAAGGGTTTGCCGGGCTGTGCGTCTTGGGGGATTTCCCATCCTTGGGGGGCTTTAAAGGTGAGCATGGTGGTAAGAGAATGGGCGGGGCCAGCTTCTTGTCAAAGCCGACCCCGCCCGGTTGAGGTTAGGTCCGTTGCGGGATTACGAGCAGGCGGTGTTCACGCTCCAGTTGATCGGGCAGCGGCGGAAGCGAAGGACGCAACCGTATTCAGGGATGCCGGGCTGTGCGCCGTAGCCGAGGATGCCACGGAAGTAGCCAATGTTGCCGTCCTTGTTGCATACGTTGTCTTGGATGTTGCGCCACTCGAAGTTGCCGAGGTAATCCTGCGGCTTGAACTTCATCGGGCCAGCCTGAAGGGAGGCACCGGGGATGGCAAACTTGACCACCTGATTGCTGGCGATGAAGAGGTCTTCATACTGAGCAGTGTAGTAGTCAGGATTGACTTCAGCATCCTGACCAGCCGAGGTGGCGGGGAGGTAGAACGGAACGGACACCCAAGCACCGCCAACCAGATTCCAGCGAGGAGCCTGAATGTCGATCTTGTGCTTGAAGCCTTCAAGGTTCACGAAGGAACCGCGAGGGCCAAGGAGCTTGTCGGCGCTGTTCGACCAGCGGATGTTGTTCAAGCTCGTCTCGTTGTTGACGAGGGTGGCCTGCGCTTCACGGCTGAGAATCAGCGGAAGGACCGGCTGACCGTATTCGTTGGTGCCAAGACCGTTGTTCTGGTGAGCGCCATCAGCAACGAGGCGGTCATACCAGTAGTCGAGCATCTCACGATTGATAGTGCCGATGGTGCCGGTGCCAAAGGACGAGCTAGAGGTCGTCATGGACGAGTCAGCCACAGCCTTGTTGGAGCAAATCGAAGTGAACTCCGTCTTGCGTTGGACGGACCAAGCGTAGCGGGTGTTATTCTGAAGGTTGCGGAGGATGTGCGAACCCTGCTGGACGATTTCCCAAGCCATACGACCGTCTTCGATACAAATCTGCTCGGATTCGACAGCGGCCTTTTTCAAGCTCATCGTGCGACGAGTAGAGGCTTGATAAATGGTAGCCGTAGGAGGAGTGCAAGAACCGCCGCCGTCACCTTCGCCTCCGTCATTGAAGCCGTAGGTTTGGAAAGTAATTCCGGTCGTAAGAGGCATACTGCGCTCGAACGTAAGGAAGTTCGGGGTTGCGCCCATGCCATCAGGCCAACGGGTCTTAGGAACAATTTCCTCGGTGTCCCAAGGAGAGGTTGCCCAGTTACGATACATAGTATCGCTAGAGAGACGATTTGCTTCGGAAACGAAGTAATTATTGATATCGTTTGAACATGCCATAACGGTAGGTGCCCTGTGGGCGGAGAGAGGTGTGTTTTGAGGGATAGCTTTTTGTGAACAAACAAGGTGCTATCGGCACGCGCCGTAGCTGTTCGTTCTGCTTTCCATCCGAGCGAAGATGAACACCGTTGCCGGTGAGTTTAAGCTCTTGGTGCCTCTTTCCGTGGGTGAGCGGTCCTACGACATGAGACTAACGCATTTTCTGCTCGTTGCCGACTCTTTGGCTATTATGGTTGATATGTCAACAAAAAACCCGCATAGATTTTACTCCATGCGGGTTGATGTGTAGCCATTTGGTTTACGATGCCCTCTGAGCATTCTGGAATCGGCTCCAAGAGCTTTCCCAATCAAGCCCTCCCGGCTCAGGCGCGGCTTCCTTGACCGGCTGATTGACGTTCGTGCTGGCGTTCGGCTTGGCGGCATTCCGCTTGTTTATCTCCTCCTGAAGCTGCATGACGCGCTGTTTCTCCGCCGTGTAAAGATCGTTCAGCTTGGTGGCGAGCGGTGCCAGCTTGGCCGCGAGGGCGCGGTTGGCGGGCGTGTCCTCAAACTTGGACGATTTCATGGCTTCGAGAACATCGGGATACTCCTTCAAGAAGGCGAACTTCTCGTTGATCTGCTTCTCGACAGCCTCGTTCGCGGCCCGGATGGAAATTTCCTCCGCCTCCGCCTTCTTCTTGGCCTCGGTTTCCTCAATGAACTTGAGTTCCTTCTTGGCGTTCTCGGCGTTGTCGAGCATGGATTGCGACTTGCTCACGATGTCACGAAGGTCTTTGGCGTGTTTTGCCAACTCAGCCGCATCCATCGGATTCCACTCAAAGGTCAGTTCACGCAGCTTTTTACGAAGCTCGATTGGGTCTTCGAGTTTCATGGCCTCCTTCAACACATCCGGCGAGATGTCATAGGATTGCGCGAGTTCCTCAACTGCCGCTCCAATCTGTTCAGATGGGCGAATCACCTCCTCTTGGAAGGCGCGGGAGTTCACGACATCGTGGATGCTGCGGAACTTCTCATTCTCCGCATCCCTCTCCTCCAACTCCTTGATGCGCTTTTCGTATTGAGACAGGTCTTTGCCCTCGAACTCGGCCAGCTTCTTTTTGGCCTCCTCGATTTCAATCAGGCGCTCTTGAAGCTCCTTGTCCTTGATTGGAAGCTGCTTCTCCTTCAGCTCAGACAGCTCCGAGCGAAGCGTGGAAAGCTCATCCTTCATGGATTTCCAAGTCTTGATGGCCTCCGGTGTGGCGTGCTTTTTGGTGGGAAAATCCTCTGGAATCTCGCCGTCATCAACCTTGGCGACTTCCTCGGTCTTAGTCGGCTCCTCGACCTTTGCCTCTTCCTTGACAGGCTCTTCAACCTTCGCTTCAGGCTCCTTGGCCTTGGTGAACTCGTTGAAACGCTCCATCATCACCGTGGCGTCGAAGTTTCCTTCTCCGGGAACGGTATCAACGGCGATGTTTGGATCAGGGACGGCTACTGCTGGTGCTGGTGTCATAGGGTGTTATTGGCGTGGTTCAAAATACTGTTCGTTGTAGTGGTCGAATGGAGGCGGTAGTTCGCCATTCTCGACTCGTTTGGCATTGGCAAGAGAGGCAAGCATGCGAAAAACCCGTCGTTCACCTGCCATCACCTGATGTGTGGCCGCAATTACCTTCTCGGCGTGCTCTGGCTGTGAGCGATAGACGATCTTGATAAACTCGTCGCTTGGTTCGGTGTGCTCTTTGATTACCTCGACAGCACGTTTGAAAACGTCGCTTTCGATGAGTTGCTTCAGTTGTGGCGCGAGGCCGTCCTCAAGCCATTGTTGTTTTAGGGTCATGTGGGTGAAATAGCTCGTTGGAGTTGTGCCATTGCGGATTTTCGGGACAGGTCAGCGGCGAAATCCTGCTGCTTGAGGGCCATCTTTTGAGCAGCCTCCTGCTGGCGCTGCTGCATCTTGGCGCGGAACTCTTCTTCGCGTTGATCCATCTTAATGCGCCATTCCGCCATCATCTTCTCAATTTCAGACGGCCCTTGGTCCTGTTGAGGCTGGCCCTGTTCTTCAGCCTGACGCGCCTCTTCCTTTTGCAAGTGGCGGGTGCCGTTCGTGATGATTTCGTTGAACTGCTGAAGTTGCTGACGGAACAACGGAGCGTCGTTGCCGGTGTAGCTTTCGAGCGTCTGTGCAGCGTGGTCGAAAATCTTCGCCATCGGAGGCACGATTTCCGCGTAAAGCGCCGGATTCTGTCCAGCCTCGTCAAACTGCTGGTAGTATTCCGACAGCTTGCCGATGTGGATTTCGAGGTGAACCCGCTTGTTCTCGTTCGGCAGGATCATCTGGTCGTATCCTTGAGCCAGCGCCACGTTCTGAGAATCCGCAATCGCAGCATCAATCGGAGGACGCTGCTCGGCTCCGGGAGGCTGCGTGAGCTGATTAGCGATGTCCCAGCCAGCCACAGAGGCGGTCTGGAGACGCACCAACTGCTGCTTGCCGTAGTCGTCGTAGTAGGGATACAGACCCATCAGGGACTCGTAGCTAAGGCGACGTGCGGCAGGGGAGCCGGAGCCAATGGTGCGAGCAGCCTTGGTATAGCGCAGGTCGATCTTCTCAAGCGCCTCCATCGGAATGCCATCTTCAAGGCAGCGTTCAAACCACTCCCAAACGTATTGACCGCCCGGATCACCACGTTCGTAGCCTTTCCGAAGCATCCGTCGCACCACCTGATTAAACAAGCGGTCAAGCGGCTGCATGAACAGGTTGATTTCAGTGACCGAAAGCTGGGCATTGAGGTCCAGACGGGCCATCGCCTCAAACTTGGAAATCTCGCGTCCGGTGTCGAGCGTCTTGGTCGAGGTGTATTGCCCGATGTTCGTTCCGACCGTCTGTTGGAGCATTTCCAGCGCAGGAACCAGCGAGCGGCTGATGTCTGGCGGCTGCTGCTGAACGAACGTGGCCCCCGGTGTGGCAAGGAAGCCAAAACCGTAGGGAACGATGCGGAAGTTCTCGACCGCCTCTTCGCTTTCAACCTGCCAAGTAGGACCGCTGGCGAACGCCACGTCCACCGCCTTGTTTCGCAGGCGCATAAGCTGCTGCATGGCGTTGAACATGTCAGCGCCAAGGCCACGAACACCGTGAAAGGTTGCGTTGGTGCCGATCCCCTTCGTGAAGAAGATGAAAGCCTCCTGTGCCGAGCGGTAAACACCCTGCTTGTAGAACAAGAAGTCCTCCTTGGTGCCATCGTTGGACGCCAAGCCCGTTTCCGCGAAGATCATCAGGCTGATGGTGCCGTCGTTCTCGCGAATCCACATGTAAATCAGCGGGATGGTAGGGCCAGTCTCGCCCAAAACGAGGTCGTTGTTCTTCCAACGCTGCTCCCAGTCCATCCAGTTGTAGGGGTCGATGATCTGCGGATAGGCATTCTGCATCGCCCGCTTCAAGGCGTCGATATTCCACCCTTCATCCTCGGCATACTGACCAAGCGTGATGTATTTCATCAACTGGTCTGGCTGCTCCAGTTTCTTCATCGCCGCATACTGAATCGCGTCCTCACAGGTGCGTGTCTGGCGGGGGATTTTCAGGTAACTCAGGCTGGTTACGTCCCATTGCCAGTTATTCGGATCGGGAAAATAGGCAATTCCGGTTCCGTGCAGAGTCCGGTAGTGCGGAATGAAGGCGTAGCGGTAGAAAAACTCAGGCCAGTTACGAATTGTCCGGCTCAGATGCAGGGAAATCCGCTGGGAAATGTTCTGGCGCTCCGAAATGTCGCCATACTTGGTCTGGACATCAATCAGGCCTTCAGAGCCGGTGATGAGGTCCATGAAGGCGGCAACAGACTGGTCGAGGAAGCTCTTCGCATCGCCCGGATTGAAGTTGGACATGTAGCCCAAGCCCTGTTTTTGGAGCATCGCCGGGTCGTAAGGCTCCCTGCCGTCCACCATTGCTTGCACCTTTGCCATCTGCTGATTGCTGGCAAGGTCCGCCTGCTGCATACGGAACCAAAGGGATCGAGCGCCATCAACAGACTGAATGCGGCGTTTTAGTGGCACACCCTGCGTATCAACGACTGGTGGCGCGTAATTGTTGAGGGCGGTGGTAAGTTCCATAATCAGCCGATAGTTCCACCCTTTCCTTGGGAATCAAGGGTGTTTTCCGCTCCCTCCGTAAACCCATTCGAGTCCACGCCGGTCAAAATCAGCTTAGGCTGAAGCAATGGCGTCAGCTCAACTTCCAGCGAGAAAAGCGAGCATCCCTTCATGGTCAGCTTCGTGATGGCGTCGTTGATGACATCCGCCACGGCTGAAAGGGCTGGCATGGAGATAAAGCCCTCGTTGAACTGAATTGCCGCCTTGTTGACGCGCATACCCTCGTTTGTGCGGGCAATATCGCCAGTCACCTTGCCCTCATTATCAACAATGAGAGACAGGACGCCTTCGCTGGGATTGCCGGTTCGAGGCTCCAACACCCATCCGATTTCAGATGGTCGGATGGCGTGACGGCCTGATGTTGGTTCGGTGATTGTCATTACATTTTCAGTCCATCAGCTGTTGGATCGATCACAAGTGATGTTGGGTCTTTGCTGTGTGGGTAGGGATTCGGTGTGTTCTGTGCTTTGAGGTCCATGCCGAGCCACATGATTGCCTCCTCAATCTTGGTCACGGCCAAGCTGCGTTCGCGAGACGAGCGCACGGGATGATCTGGCGCACGCTCTCCAGTGTATCCCTTGTCGCTGCCTTGCTTAAGGCGCTGGAGGCATTCGTCTAGGTCTTTGCGCCATTGTTTCGTTTGATAGACAAAGGCTTCTTGTTGGTCTGGTGTCGTGTTTTCCATATTTTGTTTTGTTGGTTTTGGTTAAAAATCAGACTTTCTTCACCCATTTCGCCTTGCCAGAAATCGCCAGACCATTCGAGGTATTGGCAATCTCGGCCTCAACTTGCTCATTGGTGATGCTTAGAGCCTTCGCCAAATCAGCGATCTTCTGCGATTTGGCGGCTACCAGCTTGCCAATCTGCGTCCCAAGGAACGTAGGATGCTGGCGTTTAGGAGGTTCGCCGCTAGGTTGACCGTCGGCGGCGAGCGGCGTCAATGAACCTGCGGCATTTTCCCCTGTCGCAGCCACCTCAACCTTGGCGGAATCAATGGGGTGAGTCTTGGGAGATTTCTTGAGAAGAAGTTCGGTCAGCGAGCCGTCCTTGCACCCGTGGATGACGATAGCCACGCCATTCCAAGGCTTCTTGTGGGATTCGTTGGGTCCAACGCCTTCCGCGTCGTCGCAAACAATGGAATCGCCTTCATAGCGGTAGTTCCGAGTGCGCCAATTATGCTGAATCAGCTTCGTATTGTGAGCGTGCGGGGCGATTTCATGGCGCATTGCCACGTCAAACGGCTCCATTGGCAGGCGGCTCCACGGAGCATACTTGTCCACTGAGGTCAGCTTGGTCGAATACGCTGCCAGATTCGGCGGGTAAATGCCAGTTCCGACCATGTGATCCTCGCCAAGCGCAGGCTGCGGACCTTCTGGCGTCATCTCAAAGCCGCGAGTGGGCGTGACATGGCCCATGTAGGGCTTGTTGGCCTCCACATACTCATCGTGGAGCTTGTCGAGCCAGCCTTGAACCATCGGATCGTTGTCCAACTCAAAGAAGTAGAACGCCTCCTTGATTCCTGTGGCGTGAATCTGTGCAGCCGTCATCTTGAAGTGACGATTCGCGGCAACAGGCCAGCCGGTGAGATTCAGGCTGACCGGCAACAGGTGGGCATCTTGGAAAAGCGGCTTGAGTTCAGCGAAAACTTCCGCTGCGGGCTGCTTAACCGTTTCATCTGGCACCATCACAAGAATGTGGCGCGGATACGGGCCAAGTTTCTTGATGAGTTCCGCCTTTTTGGCGAGTAGATGAACGTCCGACTTCGATACGGGGATGGCTAGGATCATTATGCCGGACTAAGTAGTCACGGCTGTAAGGTTGGCAAGCGAAACTTACGGTTTTTCACCGATCCTTTGGCGTGATTGGAAGATAGACTCCATAAATAACATCGCCGCTAGTGCGGCCACCTCGGCTTATTTCTATGTCGCAGACCATAAATCTTGTTTTTTCCTCAAAATCCCTGATGGCTTTGAGTATGTCGTCTCTCATTTTTGCATGAGATTCGATCATGCCGATGTTTTGATGTTCGTATGTAGTCATAAAATTGGATGCTCTGTGTATCCCGCATTCCTCAACGCCCTACGGGCAACGTCAAGCTGCGGCAGACGAACCTTACGCTCGAACCATTGAGGATTCAAGGCCACCGTGAAATCAACGACGGCTTTCTGGCAAACCTCATCGGCCCATTGCGTCATCTTGCGTAGCTTCCTCCATGCGAACTCGAAAGCTCCTTCGCAGATCATCACGTCATTGTGCTGGTAATACCATCCGTAGCGCCCGCGTCCGCAGTTGGGAACTTCGTTGAGGATGTAGTTTTTCCAACCAAGCAACTGCGATTCGATCACAAGGCTGTCATCGCCATCAAATGATGGAAGTGTCATCGAGCCATCAAACACATACTGCGCGTTGCTGGCATTCGGGTAAACGCAGTCACAGCACCACAAGCTGCCTTCTTGGATGCGCGGATGCTTCAATCCCTCCGCAATAGTCATACAGGCGCTTTGATTCCCGATAAATAGCTTGGATGCGGCAATGGCCCTTGCGGCCTCAAGCATGTTTTCGGTGACGAGATACTGGACGTTGCCAAATGCTTGGCAAAATGCGGCGTATTCTTCGGGAAGCCCCATGAACAAAAGCCTGTCTCCATAGAACTTCACGACCCTGCCCCATTGGAATGAATCGTTATTGTAGCGAGGGCTGCGGTTGATGACAACCCTGCCAGAGAACTTATTGTCAGGCTCGACAGTCAGCCAAGGCTTTGAGAAGTCTGGCATCTCCTTGATAAACCCAACACTTTTGGCATGTGATGCGTGAGCGCCAGCAAGAGAGGAGTCTCTACTATGCCAGCCGGGGCGGAATCCTTCGGATGCCCATTGAATTTCCTCTCGTTTCCAGATGCGGACTGACCCAATATAAGGCTGCGCTTCCAGCAGCGGTTTCAAGATGTGAACGCGATTAACGATTCCCTTCGTGGCCCCATTATCCCGGAGGTAGTAGTCATACATCCCGCCACGGTGATTAAGGGTTGCTAGAGACAGAACCGCATCGCCCAAATCGCCGACCGTAGAGACATTTACCACGTCATCACTCTTCAAACTTGGCATCAAGTGGTCGATTAAACCCTGCTTCTGGTCTTTGTGGAAGATAACCGCATCGCTTCGGATCAGCCTCAAATCACGCGGAAACTCATGCAGCGTAGCATCGCCCTTGCTGTCGTAGAATCCATAACTGTGCTGAATGAGGTCTGTTCGACCAATCAGGTCGCCGTAGTTACGAACAATCCATTCATCGAAACCTCCCTCCTTAAAGCCGTCTGGAGCTTGGTCGTAGGCGTCCGGCCCCTGAACGCCAATACCCGTGTAATTGTCGAACGGCGGATTGAGCGTCTTGACGTAGAGATACGGTTTCCCGACCTTTTCGTATTCTTCGGTCAAATCCTTGGCCCACCCAGCCTTGAGCGGAATGGAATCAGCCTCAATCCAGATGAAAGGCTTGCCACGCATCTGCTTGCAGCATTGCTTAAACGCCCAATTCGCCACCTCGGGATAACGCATCCCCGGAGGATCATCAAACTTCATCATAATCACCTCCGTCCCGTCCAGTTCTTTGATGTAGCGAATCAGTTTTTCAGCCTGACGCTTTTCGTGGGGTGCAATGTTGAGAACAACGGGAAGGGTCATGGTTAGATTTTTTGATAGATGATGCAGAGTTGCGCCAACCCTCCGTGCATAGTGGAGTCGAAATCTGGATTCTTCCACTGTTCCCAGTGAAATCCATCGAGTTCAAGTCGAAGATCAACGAGGTGCAATCCAGCTTGCTTGCCAATTTCCACGATACGCTTGTAGTCGTAATGTTCGTGATTGATGGGCTTTTGACAGCTTACAATGTCCCAAGAGGTTTTATGGTCCGGGTTGAATCGAGCAGCATGTGGACTGCCAAACTTAAAGTCACGGAACTTCTCGTAGGCCGAGTAAAGTGGGACAAGAGCGTAAATGTAACCGCCCTCCTTCAGGACTCGGCTCCAGTTTTGGAGCGCAATTGCAGGGTCCATGACATGCTCAAGGCAGTGGGCGCTGACAATGCAATCAAAAGTCTTATCATCAATGCTGGCAAGGTATTGAGCATCGCCATCCGGTAAATCCCAACCTCGAACTGTTGATGGTGGATCGAGCTTGATGGCGTCTGGACCGCACCCGATGTCGAGCACATTGCCCTTGATAAAGGAGTAATCGCCGTGACGGACTCGCAGCGGATGAGATTTGGACATTTCGTTCATAAACCTTACTGTTTTTCAACCCAAGCCTCAATCTTGGCAAGGTATTTGTCACCCATGTTGTAGAGGCCGTTGGCGAGCAATGAGAGGACCGCCTCCGCAATACCAATCTCCGCCGCAAGCTGGTAGTTTTTCATTTGCCGATCCTTTCCGGACTGCCGGATGAGCTTGCCAAGCTGAATCACTGTGGCCTTCATCGCCTTGTTGTGATCGCGGAAGGCCTTCTTTGCCTTGGCTTCAAGTTCCGCAACTTCACGGTCACGGGTTTTCATTTTGGCTTTAAGTTCGCGTAGGTGTATTTTGAGTTCTCGGTTCATATAGGTGGGAAATTGCGCCTCGTTTATTCAACAACTGGCTCCGACGAGGCTTGCGGAAGTTGCGTGTCTGATTCGAGTGTTGTCCTCTCCGACTGTCACGCCACCCGCAGGCGTTCTGGCATTGCAAACTTACACCACTATTCCCGTAAACTTCAAGCGGAAAGACGCTGCTTGAGAAGGAATTGCCTTTTTTCCGCGTCATCGGCGAATCCCTGAAGCAAGTTCTGCGTGCCTTGCGAGGCATCCTTGACCGCCTCATCAATCATACCGCACAGGTCTTTCTCGCCTTTGAGAATGGCGCGGAAGAAAGGTTCTGGCTTCGTCTCGTTGGGCAGGATGTCGGACATCTTGGATGCCGCGATGTTGATCTTGGCGAGGCTCAACTTCTCAGTCCCAAGGCCAATCACACGCTCAACGGCGCTGTCGTAAGCTGCTTCGTAAGCCGGGTAAAGCTCACCAAGGAACTCATGGTCCTCGAAGAATGTCGGGCATTTGATGACGTTGTGCGCCCGGTGAGCGAGGAATTGAAGGGCGCGAAGCTGGGTGATGAGGGAGTCCATAAAGGAGGATACTCATGTTTGCCGGTTATCAACACGTTCATTCACAGGCCGTGGCTCCTTTTCTGGCAACATCGACAGTCCAGCCATCAGCCGGAAACGATTGCCGGGATGAAGCTGCTGGAGGCCACGGCGCTCCTCGCGGCGTTCTGACTCGGATTTAGGGGTGGCGAGTTGGTGGTTCATTTCTTCTTCGGTTTAACCCCTCGCTTCACCAGACCGCATTTCCCGCACGACTTCTTTTCGCCACGGGTGAGATGTTGGTAGTAAGCCTCGGTTTCCTTGCCGCAATCACAGCAACAAAGCCATTTGGAGTTGGAGTGCTCATTGCGTTCAAGGAAGCTGATAACTTTCAGACGGCCAAAGCGACGGCCTTTGAGGGACTTGGGTGGGTATGCCATTTAGGCCATACTTACGGTAATTTGAGGGGATGGCAAGAAGAGAACCGTGGCGCTACTCCGAACGCTGCGCGTCGGAGAGCTGGGCGTTCATCCCCGCATCCACCTTTTCCAAATACCCCGCCTTCATCGGATACTTACCCTGAAGGATTCGGAAGATGAACCGAGACTCAGGCTGGAAGCCGATCACCTTGCCGAGGTGGCTTTTTGACCAGCCTTGGCGCATGCGGATTTTTTCGAGGGCGTTGATGCGAAGTTGATTTGCTCGCTTGAGTAGATCGGAGGCTTGGCGCTCAAGATCGGAGGCTTCGACAAACGAGGCGTGAATGTCCGGGTGTTGGGACTGGATGTTGGGGAGGGTCATATTGTGTTGCGATTAACTATACGGTGGAGGGATGGTTGGGTCAAGCAAGTTTATGATCTACTCATAGATGAGAGTGTCTGCCTTTCTGCCATCCATCAACCACCCTTCCTTGAACCCCTTCAAGGTTATATTTTTCTTGGCTGGCAATTCACAAATGTGAGCCTGACAAAGCAGATGAGGCGCAAACTCATGCACAGCATAAAGGAAGTTGGCATCAATCGCTTCAACCAATTTAAACCAAGCGTGAGTAGATCGAAATCTTGTCAAAACCCTTCGGTTTTCATCACTTTCCTCGGAAAGATTGTGAAGAACGTCGAAAATTTCATGTATGGCTTCAGAAACCTTTCCTGACGAAGCCGCCATGAGGACTTGGAAATCTAAGCTGCTTTTAAACCGCTTTCTTTTCTTACACAGCCCTCTTTTGTGAGCATCTTTAATGTTTTGGATACTGGTTCCAGTCTCAAGATGATCGGGATTGGCGCAAATCTTGTTGTCGCAGCGGTGCATAACAACCATGCCCTTCGGTATCTCTCCATTGTGAATAAAGTAGGAAAACCTGTGAATAGATATGGTTTTGTTCAAGCTCTTGAGCCTTCCATATCCGCCCATTACCGGACCCTTCCAATCCCAGCATTGACCCAATCCAACGTAATGCGGATTTGATTGGTCTGGCATTTTACCAAATTTGACCACGTTTGATTCAAATTCAGCTCTCCCAATCGCAATTTCTTCCTCAGTAAGTTTCATTTCAATTTAATGCGTATGGTGTTGTAGTTTCCGACAGTGGCCTCGTAGATGGACTGGCTGATAACCTCGGGTGAAATCTTTCGATTCAGCGCCTCGCCGACCACTTGCTGATGAAGAAGGACAGATTGAGAGTCGATTTCGGTCCTATTGCAGTCAGCCTTCGTCGTGCTGTCGTAAGCAGCGCCAACCCTGCGCTGGATGAACATCTTGAACTTCTCGACCACTTCTTCCGGCCATCCGTAGGGCGTATCAACTGATTCAGCTTTCTTGATCTTCTCGCGGTGTTCAATGAGCCACTTCGGGAGAGGCTTGTCCTCTCCAAGGTAAACCCCGAGCATCTCGGGGGCGCAGTCAGGAACGCCGCATTTCTCCCAAAAGTCGTAAAATGGGCGCATGTGGTCTGGAGTCGCCCTGAAACGCTGCTTAATGAGACGCCAAATCTTCGCCTGACCACGGCATTTGGGAGATAGCGTGGGGGCGTGGGCCTTCAGATAAAGCGGCAACAGCAATTCGTAGTCGTTGATCTGGCAAACCCGTTTCCCAAGGGCAAGAAAGTCCTCTTCGCGCAGTTTGACGCCGCAATGCTCCGAAATCAGGCCGATGTCATACTGGACGACGCCGATTGGGTCCGCCATCTCCCATAAAACCCGGTAAAGCAGCTTTTGGGTGTGCGGTAAATGAGACAGGGACTGGATCAAACCAGCCTCCATCGTGAGGACTTTCATCTTGTTTTTGGTGGGCATAGGCTTAGCTAAGGCTCTCTCTTTGAAGATTGAGTAAGTAAGCCCCTTTGCTAAAGGCTATCAAGCGGATTTTTCAGCTTTCCTCCCCATACTCCAGCTTCAAAATCAGCCTAAGCTCATGGATGGCCTTGCGGATGTCCTCGGCCTTGTTCTTCGCCCGGTGGCGGCAGACGCGCTTTACTACACACCCCTCCAGAAACGACAGCTTGTTGGCCTGAATGAACTCGACCGGCTGGATGGCAAGCCCCTTGTAGTGGTTGCCGCCTTCTTGCTGGGAGAGAGGGTTGTTGGCAACCGGCTCAGGCTTGGTTTCCGGGATGGCGTAGAAAGCTCCCATTAGACTGCTTTCGGGTGGAATTTTCTTGTAGCAAACTTCGTCCCATTCTTCGCCACAAGGTATCCAATACAGCGCCCCTTCCGGCACGCGGTCCTTAATGTCCTCTCCTTTGACGAGCTTGTATCCTGCGGGTGGTGTGGGTGTGTTCATGCTTTGATTCGGTAGATGTTGCGTTTCTTGCCGTGGATTCCGGCTGATCCTTTCTCAACTGTGAGAAATCCGGCCTCAACAAGTGATGCTAGGGTTCTGGTGGCAGATTCTCGGGTGGTTCCGAGCCTTGCCGTCACGTCATAAACCGTGGCTTGGCCCATTTCTGCGATCACCGCCACACATGCAGCGGTCGAGGTTGACCGCATGCCCGGTGTTGTTGAAAGGAACAGGTCAATGATGGTCTTGGTCTGGATGTGCGTCATGTGGCTTAAAAGGATTCTCAGGCACGACAAACCACAGGTCGAGGTAGTCGCGGAAGGTGGGGCGCTCCTTACTCTGGCAAGAGGCCAGAAGTAGGCAGATGGCTAGGAGTGGTTTCATCGCTTGAGTTGCTGAAGCAGGTCGTAGCAGGCGGCTTCGTAGGATTCTCCAATCCCGTCGATGCAATGAGGGGATGGCCTACGGACAAGCCAGTAGGGCTGCTTCACATCCGGCCCCCAAACGATGATTGAAAAGCCGGGGTTATCTTGAAGCCATTGAAGAAGGGCTGCGTGGGCTGAGTTCATTTGATGAAGGGTTGGAGTTTGCGTAGAGCATCGTGGGCGTCGTCCATTGTTTCGCATTCGGAATCACTGCCTGACAACGGTAATTTCAGGATGTATTTAAGGCATCCGCCAAGGGCTGCGTTAGCCTCACGGATCGCCTCGCGCATGGTGGCAATCTCCTTCTCCGGGTCAGCCACGCCAGCGCAGGCGTTGACACAGGCGATGATGCGCTCTGCTTTAGCCCATGCAACAGAGCTATCTTCACCAACAAGCTCATGGATGTCGGCAAAGTAAGCTCCTTTGCCATCAAACAGGCTTGTGGAAAGATGGCCTTCTTGAATAGTCCACGGCTCGCAGTAGTCGGGTGTTGAGGTGCTCATATCTTGGAGTGTCATATCGAGGTGGTAACGCTAGTCGTTAATTGGATAAGTTTCAAGTGGAAGGTGGAGGTTTTCTGCCCCTCTTCATGCACCCGCAGGACTTCACCTTTCCTTGGACTAGATTCTGATACATGGCCTCGGTCGTGCCTCCGCAGTCGCAGACGCAGAACCAGCGGGAGTTTTGATGGTCGTTGCGGCTGATGAACTCGGTTACGAGCAATTTGCCGTAGCGGTTGCCAATGAGGGATTTGGAGGTGCGGCCCATTTGGTTGTCTTCTACTATGCCGGTGGATGGATGGCAAGAGGAAATGGATAAGTTATTTCCACTGGCAGTTGGAGGATGAGAAGGAGCCATTCTTGTCCAGACGAGCCAGACGAGCACCCGCAGGACGCTGCCCCATGTCATCCACAAAGGCGTCAAAGCTGTCCAGCCAACGCTGGCACATCTCGATGCCCTTCATGCCGTAGTTACGGTAGCTTGGGTTGCGATGGTTGTAGCAGCGTGTCTTCATTGACGAGTAAATGCGCCACAGAGGGTTGTTCTGCGTGCGCTGATGGCCCTCTGGACGCTCGCAACGCTTGGCGTGAACTTCACGCCGATAGCAGCCACAGGACGTTGACCGGCTACGCACAAGGCCAGAGTAGCGGACTGTTTTCTCCCTTCCGCAGGAGCACCGGCACAGCCAGAGGGAGTCGTGGGAAGCCTTACCCGCGTAGGAGAGGACTGTCAGGCGTGAGAAGACTTGGCCTGTCAGGTCGTGGTAACGAGGAAGGGGTGGGTCTTTTGGAGGTGTTTCGGTCATATTGGTAACGAAACAACTCTAGTGCGGGATGTGGGAGTTGGCAAATGGATAAGTTATTCTGAGGGAGTAATCCCCATTGCCTTCTCGATGCGTTCCTTGGCAATCGCGAAGTAGCCATCGTCACGCTCGATACCGATGAAGTTCCTGCCTGTGTTGACACAAGCTACTCCGGTCGTGCCGTTAAAAGTTAAACTCATAAACCCTCTTTATCCAAGTGTAAAACTCACTTTCTGTCATCGTGTTTTTAGCTGTATTGCAATACTTGCAGCAAGCCACGCTATTTTCTACAGTGTAGCCTTTTGAACTATCAACCCTGTCTACACCGTTGCAATTTAAAACATGGTCAGATAGTCTCTTTTGCTTCTTACTTTCGTTTAACCTGTCCTCAATTTCCTTTGAATATTCAAGACCGCAATATTTGCATGGTGACTTTGAAATTGTGCAAAAATCGTCAAAGCTGATTACATCAGAAAAACTCTTCAACTTATTGCGCCTTTTCAGGTGGCTGTATTGAACCTTTAGAAGTGCAACTTCCCTATCCTCGTAAAGACCATACTGATTGCCCTTTCTAGCTAAAAACTCAGACTTTAGGCAGCCGCAACTATTGGACTTGCCGCTGGATAAATTATCTGAAACCACAACCTTTTCATTCCCGCACTCACACAAGCAAAGCCATAAGTGCTTATTTCTATGGTCTTTGCCTGAATGTGATATTACGGTTAATCTTCCGTGCTTATCTCCGGTTCTATCTTTAAATCTAGGCATCTAATGCGCTCCTTAATTCTGTTAATACCTGTATCGAAATAGCCTTTATCTAACTCTATCCCAATAAAACTACGGTTAAGATTAACACACGCAACACCTGTTGTAAATGATCCAGCAGTAAAATCTAACACCGTCTCACCTTCGTTGGTGTAGGTGCGGATGAGGTATTCCATCAGGGCGACGGGTTTTTGGGTGGGGTGGACCGTAGCCCCCTCAGACGGAATTTCGAGCACGTCTCTCGGCCAGTTGGACCACTCTTGGGTGTAAGGTTTGCTGCTGCGCGAACCGTAATTCTGGCTGTTTCCACCTTGCCGCGTCACAGTTCCTTTCGCGACGAGACCTTGGGCGTTGTAGGTTCCGGTGGTTTTCGTCCGTCCGAAGACGAGCACCTGTTCGTGTTTACGAACAGGCATTTTCTTCGCGTTAAGGACTCCAGTGATCTTAGATTTGATCCACGTCCACTGATATGAGAATTCAGCAACGTTGCTCATTACTAGGGCGCTTGAGAAGGGTTGGGCGGCAGTGAATACTGCGGCTCCATTTGGCTTTAGGACGCGCCAGACCTGCTTCCACATGGGTTCAAACGGAATCACCGCATCCCATTTGCACGCCGTTGTGCCGTAAGGAGGGTCTGTGAGGATGAGGTCAACGCTGCCATCAGGGATTTCGGTCATGCGTTCAAGGCAGTCGCCAAGGAGGAGTAGAGGGTGGTTCATATTGGGAGGTAAGTGTAGTTGGAGATGGGTGAGGTGTAAATGGATAAGTTATTCTACTGGAAGGAATTTTGGATGGGGTTAGTTCGCCCGCTGCTCCCTTGGCTTCCTACCGCGTTTGACGCATCCGCACGATGTCACCATGCCATTGACGAGGTTTTGGTAGAGGACCGTTTTAACGCCTCCACAATCGCATTGGCACAGCCACCGCGAGTTGCGGAACTGGTTACGATCCACGATTTCCACGGCCACCAATTTGCCGAAACGGCGACCTGCGAGCGATACTGCGTTGCGTCCCATATTCCATAAGCTACTTGTGGAGGTGAAGTTCGGCAAGTAATCTTATAAGCAAAGTTGAGGGGGGAAGTGCGGGGTGAACTCATCTATACGCGATTGAAGGGGCGTCGGCCCGCGACCCGGCACGCCTCCCGCCCCGTGGCCTACCCCCCCTGCCACGCCATGCCATGCACCGGGCCGCCCTTGCCCTTGTTCAGCTACAGATCGAGCGCCAAGCCCACTAACAAACGCAAAAGGAAACACGCCTAGTC